ACCTGACTCATCCTTTAGCTTACGAGCAGCAGCGATACCGGTCTTGCTCATCTGGAAACCAAGTCCAGGTAGAACGCGAGCGCCATCTGCGATGCCGTAAACAAGGTCAATCAAGTCCTCGTAAGTAGCTGCGAAGTTGGTTGCAGTTCCGCGAACTACTGAGCCAGCAGCGGTGGATAGCTTTGTGGTTAGAACGGAGTTAACCTTCAGACCCAAAGAGGTTCCAAGCTGTTGTGCGATGTAGCTAGTGATGTTGAATCCAGCGTCAGAAACAAGTTCCTGAGCTACCTGTACAAGCGCTCCATACTTCTCAGCACCAAGAGTGATGGATGAGAAAGTTGGGTTGCTTTCGGAGATGGTTCCTGCTGCTGCTACTGAACCAGAGGTTGAGGTAGCGGTAACAGTTGGGATTACTAGGTTCTCACCAGAGGTGGTGTTGAAGACCTCAGAAACAGTTAGCATTGGGCCAACTAGCTGAGCAATCTCGAATACCTGGTCGTAGAAGCTCTGACCAACAGTGTTGCTGGAAGGAACTAGAGTACGAGCCTCACGAGCGAACTCGTGTCCACGAGTTTCACCCATAGCGATTGAGCGAAGGATGTCAGCGTCAGAATCTCTTGACTCTGGAGCTGATGGTGCGAATGAAGCTGCTGCCTCAGATGCGCGAGCTTCGCGGTCTGCTAGCTTGCGAGCGGTTTCGATAGCTGTGTCGGCTGAGTCAATGTCAGCTTCGAGACGAGCAATCTTCTGGTTTTCTTCAGCGGATAGTCCACGCTTTTCAGCCTGAGCAAAGTCAAGAACTTCTCTTGCCTGTGCAATCAGGTTGTTGCGAGCATCCATCTGTGACTTGATAAAGTCAGACATGTATATCTCCTAAATAGATTGAATTGGGGGTCCTGCGGTGCTGACACTCAACAGATACAGCGGTGCTTACACTCAACTGTTATCAACCAGTTTATAGGCGAAAAAAAACCCCAGTTCAGAAAGGGGGCTGAACTGGGGGTAAAGAAACTCTATCGGGTTTCTTTGATATCCACAACTCTTGCTTCTTTGGCTGGAGCGTGGGAGTTTGTGTTGTCTAGTTCCCAAACAGCTTGAGCTAGGTCATCTGCCATGTCAGCGAATACGCCAACCGAAGGGTTGCCAGCAGCTTTTAGAATAGCTTTCTTAATGTCTTCTTTGCTTGCCATGTTAAATCCTTTTCATTAGAAGGTCAAATTGTTTTTGCTTTAGGTCAAGGATGGACAAGCCATTGTCCTCTACCTCTTGCACCTCTGGCTGAGCCTTTAGTTTGGCAACAACCTCAGTAATCAAGTTTGCGTTTTTCTCGTCTAGTTCTTCACCAGACTCTAGCTTTAATAGTGCGTCAGCTAGCTCGTCAGCGTTGATACTTGGGGCTGACCGAACTGTTGCGGTTGTAGCCGAGTAAGCGGGAAAGCTTACGATACTTGTTTCAAAAAGTCTTACTGATTCCAAAGTTCTTGTCTGCCCATCTCTTGACCATGAATCTTTGATTACATTGAAACCAAAGCTCATTGAGTCTATAACCTTAGTACGCAATAGCTCGGCAATGTCGCGGCCTCGTGTCGTGTTGGGTAGCTTGGCTGTTACTTTTAGTCCAACCGAATCTTCGACAAGTTGCATAGTGCCACCTCTTAAGGAAGCTAAAGGCTCACCTGAGTCGTGATTCCAAAGAAGCTTTACCTCGTTGCGAGATTGTAGAGAACGCTTAAAGGCTCCAGGGGCAACATACTCGATAAAGCCACCAAGGTCGTCAGATGGACTGTTGAATACAGATGCGTAACCTGTAAAAGTCATGCCGTCACCCTCAGACCTGATTTCAAAATCAACGCTGTTGGTTCTTACCTCTGGCTCTTTAGCTTCAGGCTGTGGGCCGTCAATCTTTAGCTGGATTGCTCTAGCTACATCAAGCCACTTGTTTTTCTTGTCCATACTGTTAGTTTCCTCTGCTCTAATTCTAGCAACAACCGAATCAGCATAGTCTTTAGTTCTTTGTGCTGCTCTCTTGCTTGGTCCAGAACCCCAAAGTAAATGAGCAACAACACCAGCAGAAGGATAATTGTCAGAGTCGGGGTTTGCGTCTGGTGAGTCAAGGTCAACAAGATGTCTTGCAATCCAAGCAGCTATTCTGACCCACTTGTCATCGCTTACGCGGCCTTCAGACATTTCTCTTGCTTCTCTAATTGTCTTGGGGGTAACGCCGTCACCAGCTAGACCTTCTTCGTAGTATTCCAGTCCACGCCGAGCTGCTGCTCTCATGTAAGCAGGGGCTTCTTGATTTATAGCTCGTTCTTCATCGGCAGATTCCCAAGCGTTGCAGTAATAGCCACCATCAACAAAATCATCCCAGCGTTCACACCAAGCTTTGTCGCCTTCGGCGTTTATACGAGACTCATCGAAGAAGAAACAGTTGCCACAAGCCCTGCCTTCTGGAACATCCTCGGCTAGAGCAGGTCTGTAATTGTCAGGCAGGTTGCTTTCTTCTTCGGGCTTGTCAATTTCTTCGACTTCTTCTACTTCAAAAGCAATCATCTTTGGAGTAGGTATCTTTTCCAACTGAAAAACATTTATGACCATCATCTTGTCGGTAGGTGTGAAAATGCCGTCTTCGTAATCGAACAATCGAACCACAGCGAACTGACCTTCGACCATAACAATCTGAGCAGCTACTTTAGGGTCTAGTGGCGACCAAGAAACATAGTCATCAACGGCTAGTGAGCCAATGGCGGCTCTTTCACCAAGAAATTCGGTGTCCTCGGAAATGCTAATAGCAACAGCCTGGTCAATAGCTGATTCTTTTGTGTCGTGACAAGCAACTAGCTCGCCATCTTCTTTTTCGACAGCCCAGTTGGAACACTCGGTGTTTTTATCTGTAATGTAGTAAGGCATTAGACCTGCTTCAAGAATCCGAGTTTAAGGTTGGCTTTGTCTGCTACTGCGTAAAGCTCAGACATTGGTGACATCTCTAGCTTTATAGTCTCTAGCTTTAGTAGCTGCATACCAGTAGCGATTGTGACACCAGGACCACCGATGTAAATGCCGTCATCATTGTTCATGTTGTGAATAGTCAACCGAAAGTCTGATGTGCTTGTGCCGTCAACAAGAGTTGCTGTCGTACCAACAGTTAACTGACCTGAGCTAATAAGAGCCATTTCTAAGCCTCGTAAACGGCTTCTGGGTCCTCTGGGTTTACCTGAGCAACACCTTGCAACTGAACCGAAGGCAAGCCTGTGTGAGCAATCTCTGGAAGACCAAGAGCGGCAAGTGCTTCGCTTGGTGAGAATCCAGACTGCACAAGCTGAGTCAGCATGTACATCTTCTTTTCGTCAGTGATTACCTGAGTGTCGGCCAAAGCAATGTTAGCTAGTGGCACTCTGTATTGGTCGCCATTGTCAACAGGTGGTAAGTCTTCTAGTCTGCGAATGTCGTTGGTTGAGTAGAAACCAGCTTGAGCGCCAACTGAGTAGGACCGAATCCTAGCTTCTAGGTCTGCGCGTAGTAGGTCATTGAACTGGAACTTAATAAAAGCATCGCCTGGTAGTAGGCGTGAGAAAGCAGCCTCTACCTTCTCAGCCATTGGCCTTAGTGTCATGGAGATAAACTGCAAGTTGTTCTGTTCAACCGAAGCGTAGCTAGCAGTGCCAGGAACGCCTAGAAGGTGTAGTGGCACATTGAAAGCTCTTGCGATTTCTTCTACTGCAAACTTGCGTGACTCTAAAGCCTGTGATGATTCTGGGTCAGTCTGAGTAGAAACAAACTTAGCCCCACCAGATAAAACACCTGTCTTGTGTGCGCGTCTTGTTCCGTTGCGGTGACGAGCATCGAAGCCGTCAGCTAGTTGTTTAGCTTGTTCTGAAGTCAAGTTTCCAGGAAACTCGATAACGCCAGCAGCAGAAGCACCAGTGCCAAAGAATCTTGATGCGTAGTCGCTAAGTGCGATGTTTAGACCGAGTGACTGCTTTAGTGTTTCAACTCTGCTTAGACCCTTTAGGTCTCCAGGAAGAATCAAGTCAACAATGTGAATAATCTCGTCACTTGTTAGTGGCTTGCTTTCACCTTGATAAAGGTAAACCTTGCGACCTACCTTGGAACGCTCTACCTCTACCTTTTCTGGGTTTAGGTTTACTAGGTTTACTACCTGACCCTGTGCGTCTCTAAATACGCGGGTGTAAGAATTGCCATGAACCAACAAGCTTGAGAAGACCTGCTGAAAGAACGCTGCTCTCGTGCTTAGGTCAACATCTGGCTGGTCTAACCACATTGGTCTAGGGTTTAGAGGTCGGCGAATTGGACCGACTCTTAAATAAGCCCCACATGGCAAAGTTGAGATGGTGTCAGAGATAAGACTGACGGCTGAAAAGAAAGCAACAATCTCAAAAGACTTTTTGGTCGTTACATTTACGCCAGACTCGCTTTGTAGGCCCCAAGGCTCACCAGCACCCCAAACAGTCTGAAAACTGACTGCGCGTTGTTCGAAAAGATTACCGAGCATTACTTACTTCTTTCAATAGCGATACCGAATACCAACATACCGATACCGAGTAGAACTAAACCTGCTGGTGGGTAAATAAAGGCTGCACCAACCGAAAGTGTCAAGATGCCTGTTGCCTGAAGTATTGTCGCTATCATTACCAGCCTAATTGAAGAATTGCGGTGTTAGTTCGTCTTCTAGTTTACTGCTATTTATACACCTGTCTAAAGCAATTACAGCAGCAATCGCCGCGTCAATCTTTCTTGGGCTAGAAGCAGACTCTTTTGTGATTCTTCTTCCCTGCCTATCAGATTTGACCACAGTGTTGTCTAAATGTCTTGTAAGCACAGGATTGCCGTCATGTGTAATGGTTTGCTCGGTTACGGCATCATAAAAGATTTGACAGGCAGGAACAATACGAGCAGCCGAGTAAGTTGGAAAGGCAACAACTGGAAAACCCATGTCTTCAAGCATTACCATCGTCTTTTGCCAGCGTGGGGGGTCAAAAACGAGTTCTCGAACATTTCTGTGCTTTGTGCAGAACTGAATGATGACATCTTCGACTTCTAGGGTAGGAACACGCCAGCTAGCGTCATCTTCTGAGGTTTTCTCCCAAACAGCGACTGTAAAGATGTGTGGCTTGTCGTTTTCGTCTCTTGGCAACCGAACACCGACCACAGCAGTCGAGTCATTGCTCCAAGAGCCGTCAAAACCGAGAATAAACTCGTCTTCTTCGTTGTAATCGCTTTCTGTCTCTAGTTTCTCCCATGCACCTGTTGGCAACCAGCTATCTTTCGATGAAACCCACTGATTTACCCTTTTACGCCTAAATTCTGACTCTGGAGTTCTTAAAACAGCAGATTCGAAGTCTGACCGAGCGCAGATGTCATCAAAGCCAGGATTTGACAGTTTCCAGGTCTCAGGGTCGTCATAGGGCATCTCTTGAGGCGCTTCCCACCATGCCATAAAGAATGTTGGGTCTTTTACTTCGCCTCTTGCTACTTTCTGACCATACTGATACAGCGAGTAAGCAATAGAGTCTGCACCTGAGCTGTCAGACTTTACACCAGCGGTAGTAATTGCAATCATTGTCGCTAGGTTGCCTCGCGCACCTTGAGCAAGAGCCATAACATCGAACAGCTCTCTGTTGGGCTGTGCATGCAGCTCATCGAAGATTGTCATTGTTGGTGACAGACCTTCTTTGGAAAAAGCTTCTGCTGACAAAACTCGGTAAACCGAACCTGTACTTGGCACTTCGATTGCATCCCTGTAAAGCTTGCAAATCTCAGAAAGTTCGCTGGCCTCAATCAATTTCTTAGTATCACCGAATACTAGGCGAGCTTGGTCCTTATCTGCTGCACAAGAATAGACTTCAGCACCCCGAATACCTGACCCAACAAGTCCATAAGCTGCAACAACCGACATAAGGCTTGATTTGCCGTTTTTACGCGGCATACCGACCAAACTGACCCTATTCTTCAATCCTTTGTCGTCATGGGCAAAAAGATGGCGTAAAAGCTCTGATTGCCAATCTCTGAGGTCCATTGGGCTACCTGCTTTGCCAGCAACCGAGTCTTTTGTGATAATTCCAAAGGCTTCGGCGAAATCAATGATGTCTTCACCTTCGCCGTCAAGTATTTCGGCTTCATTCATTGGGGTAAGCCAAATCGGGGGCCAGCTACTGACGCTTTTCAAGCTCACGCTTTGTCCTTCTTGCAAATAGTTCTTCTAGCTTTGACTCTCGCTTGACTTCTGCCAAACCGAGTCTTGACCGAGCCTCTGGCGAAAAGCCAAGCTTGTTGATGTTTGCCGAGATGATGCTCTCTAAGTCATTGAGTTGTTTGTACAAGTGCCAGTCGTAGTCGTTCTGCAAGCGTTCCATAATCTCGCGCCGCCTGTCGTACTGTTCGCAGGTCATCTGTAAAAGGTGAACATCTATCGCGCCAATCCAAGGCAAGCCGTATTTGTAAACATCATCCCAAAGCTGTGAGCCATCTTGACCGAGTTCTCGCACTGGCTGGCGTTGCCCAGGCGCGATTGTGGCTAATTCGCCCTCTTTGGGCAAAGTCTGGTGGCCAGGGTTTCCGAGTAAGCGTTTTTGCTCAATCGGCTTGGCGGGGTTTGGCATAGGGCTTCCCTTCCTTTGGTTTCAAGGCT